CGCCGCGGCATTCCCCGTGATGCTGAAATTCCCGGCGCCCGGGTCCGTCGTGTTGCCAAAGCCCCCCGTGCCGTAGATCGTGAAGAGTGTCGAGGTGGCGCTATTTGCGATCCGAAGGGCATAGTGCGCAGAATCACTCCCGCCGCCCGCCACGTACAGGCCATAGCCCGTGGCGCTGGTATTGCCGAGGTAGGCCGCTTCGGCGCCAGCCGTGGCGCCGTCGATATAGAGGCGGATATTGGCATCAGCCGCGACGTTGATCCCGAGGCGCGCAAATTGCGGCGCCGAGCTTGTCGCGATCGACTGCGGCAGCGAGAAGGTAATATTCCCGGTCCCCGCGCTCAGCACGACTTGATTGGCCGTGCCGGTCAGCGTGTAGGGAATCCCGGTGAGCGACGTGCCCGCGCCATCGGTCGCCAGCAGGGTTTTGGTGCCAGTCGGCAACGTGTAGACGCCCGTGTCATCCGCCGCGGTGAAGCTGATGGTCTTCAGCGCGGTGAAGGTCTTTCCAGCCGTCAGTGTGAGCGTGGCCCCGGCCGCGGTTGTCACCGCCACGCCATTGATCGAGGTCGCCGTCGCCACGCCAAGCACAGGCGTGACCAGCGTGGGACTCGTGGCGAGGGCCAGGACGGTCCCCGATCCCGTCGTCGTCATCTCCCCAAGGACATTGCCGCTGGTTTCGTAGAGCACCCGCCCTGCGGTGCCAGAGGTGATCGGCGTCGTGCCGACGACGAGGGAGGACGATCCGCCCCCTCCGCCTGGTAGCGCCAGACTGGCGTAGCCGGTAGCCGCCATCGTTACACCGTCGCCCGCAGCGTGACCGTGACCGCGCCGCCAGATCCCGTCACGCCCGTGCCGATACGGACACGGACATAGGCGTAGCCATTCGGTCCCCACAGCTTCAAGGACTGCTCTTTGCCGCCGCTCAACGCCGTGAGGTCAATCGACGACACCGGCGAGGTCGCTGGGGGGATCGTGAAATAGATCGTGCTCGCGGTGCCCGTGTAAGGCGGACCCAGCGGGTCCCAGTCCGCCTCTTCCACGATCAATGTTCCCGTGCTGATGGTCCCAGCACCCTTGAGATAGAGGGCCGGCGCCGTATAGTCCTGACAGGGGAACCAGTCACTCGTGCCACTCGTGACAGCATCCAAGAGCACGACGCGAACAGGGGTAATCGGTGTAGACATCGCGCTCAGCGCCCTCTTCCTGTGGTCAGTAAACCTGTGAGCCAGTTGAAATTTGAACGGCGCCCACTTGAACCAGACATGCCTGCGTCATTTGTGCGGAGCGCGCCCCCACCCGTGTTGTTGCGGAAAATCCGCGAACGAGAGACCGCCGCACGCGCCGGAAGCGTGCTCGGAGTCGGGAAGCCAAACCCGTCAGCGGCTTCCGCCAGCGTGAGCGTGACCGCATCCCGATACCCAGGCGGCATCGCAAACGTGGTGCTCAGTGTGTAGGCCGCCAGCACGCCGCGGACCTGCAGTTGACACTGATACGCCGTCGACGGCACGGGCCAGAGATATAGCGATCCGTTCGGATATGTCGCGTCGTAATAGCCGTCCGTCGGGTAACTCGTCGTGATGTTCGGCATCGTGAGCGACTGATACCAGCGGGGCACGCCCACCGATTGATCGTGCAGATAAATCGACGGCGCGTTGATTTGATTCGCGCTGCTCGCCCCGCTCAAGACCACCGAGGCCGCCTCAATCGTGACGGGTCTCGAGGCCGTCACCCAGGTGCCCGTCGGACCGATGGTGTGCGGATTCAATCCAGGCGTGAACGTGAACGTCAGGAAGTCTGTCGAGTAGATCGCTTCACGTTCCGCGTTCCAGTTATCGACCAGGCGCGCGAGCATCCCCAAGAGCGTGTCCGCGTTTTCTGGCGACAGCGTTTCGCCCGCGGCGATCAAGCCACGTTCAAACGCCGCATCAGTGACAATCGTGCGCCCAGTGATCGCCATGCGTAACCCTTACTGACTCATCGCATCCACCAACCGCTTGTAAAACTCGTCACGCGTGTCTGACGTATCAAACCAGAGCGTCAGCGCCAAGCCACAGACGAGCCAGACCGTCAGATCCCAGGCCGACGGATCTGACGGCTTGGTCACGCACTCCACGGCCGAGGACTGAATCGCGTGGTAGTCGTCTGAGACGAGCGGCACTACGCCGGCACCACGGCGATACCGCCAGAGGCCGCCACGTTCGCCGAGACGACTTTCCCGGTGTAAATCTGCGCCGAACTCGTGGCGTCAGTCCCAAACGTCGTGATGCCCACGAGCAGGGATTCCTTGAACAGCAACATCCCGCCCATCGAGGCCGCAAGCGTGGCGAGCGCAGACATCTGCGTGGATGTGCTTTTGATGGCGTTGATGAAGACGCATCGCTCGAACAACTGGAAGCGGTCCGATCCGGCCGCCGCCGAGACGATGATCCCCAGGACCGTGGCCGAGCTCGTGATGAATGGAAACAGGCAATCACGAAACACGTTCCGGGCGGTTCCAGAGGCGAATTCGACGGAGGCATTCGCCGCCGCTCGCGTGAACGTGTCTGTTCCGACCGAGCAGGACTGGAACACATTCTCGCCGCCCGTGATCTTCAGGTTGCGTGAGCCAGCCGATCCAGCGGAGGCCGTTTCCTGCATCCCATCGAACGCGCAATTCTGGAACACGTTGCGCGACCCGGAGACCACCATGCAGATTTGCGACGTGGTGCCGGTCGCGAACTGCTGATACCACTGGATGTTCTGGAAGAGGCAGCCGCTCCCGCTCACCGTGAAGAACGGCGTAAAGGCCGTGGTGGTCGCAGTGGGGGTCGCGATGCGCCCGCGCTGACTGAACAGCGCCGGAGAGGCCACGCCGATCAGATGGGTCGCATTCTTCGCCCAAGTGAACGACGCCGACAACCGCGTGCTGCCAGTCGCCGTCCCATCCCCGATCAGGTAGATCGTGTCGTTGTGGCCCGACACGCACAGGGCATAGGCCTGCGCCAGCGTGCGGACCGCAGCGGACGCGCTCGTGCCGGCGAACGTGTCATCGCCGTTGACGGGATCGAGGTAATACTTGTTCCCCGCGATGACCGTCGCGGCGTTGAGGACATCCTGATACGTGGCGGGCGTGAACGCCCCGTAGGCAACAGACATAGCGTGACTCCTAAACTTTACGAGGGCGGCCGGGTTTCTTCCGCTCCGCCACAGGCGGGGCAGCCGGATCAATCATCGGAAGCGCCTCGACATCGACGAGGGGCTCAGCGGCATGGACGAACGGGCCGGCCGGACTCAAGGCCCAGCCGGCCGCGATCATCACTTCCGCAGCCTCGGCATCATCCACGATCTGCCAGGCCCCGCCTGCGTCATGGAGATGCCGAGGATATTGCAACGTCGCGAGATCCATCACAGTGTCGAATGGAGACCGCAGTAACAGGTGTAGGTCTCACTGCCCGGCGTCGAGTTCGTGATCACGATGGTGAACTGCTTGGTCTCCACCGTGATAACCGTCGCCGTCCCGCTGACCGTGCCGCCCGTGCCGGCGACCACCGTGAGCGTCGAATCTCCCGTGTTCCGAATCTGGAACTGGAAGCCGCACGCGCCAGGGGGATTCGATGACCCACTGGGGCCAGGAATCGCCTCACAGAGCAGCGCGGCCGTGGGCAGGTTGGCGTTCTGCGCGTCCTGCACATCGAACGTGAGGAGGCCGCCAAGGAGTTCCGCGGCCGTTAGCGTGCGTTCCGCCGACGTCGTGATGGTCCCGGACGTGACGGTCATGTTGGGAATCGGCACCAATCCCAGCCGAGGCGGCGTGGACAAGGGAGAGGCGACGACGCGCGGAATCGTATCGCTTGCGTTCTGTTGGGCCATGTCAGTTCTCCTAGACGCCGCAGAGCACTGCCACGCAGCACTGGTCTGACAGCAAATCGCCGTAGCCACCGAGGGTATCGAAGCGATTGACCATCTTCGACAGGATCGGATCGAACATCTTCACGTAACGGAACGCCTTCCCCGTCTTCGGGTCACGCGACTGCGTGCTCTGCGGTTCGACCGCAGTCGGCATCTGCAGCTTGAGCCCCACCGAGGCGAAGGCCCACGGATGGATGGCTAGGCCGATGTAGCCCTGTTTGCCGTTCGGGTTGGGAGTGCCTGGGAAGAGCGTCAACGCTGCGCCGGCCGTCGGCAGCACATCGACGTTCTGATACAGCGACAACGGGCCATAGATCCCCGTGGTCGGCGCGAGCGTCAGGGTCGCCGTCGATCCTGTGGCGGTCACATCCGAGATGATGCCAAACGTCTTGGGCGAGGACGATGAGACCTGTTTGGTCATCTGATTGACCGGCTTCGTGCCAGCGACCGAGAACTTGTCCCCGGCCTTGAACGTGTCGCCGGACGTGCAGTTGACGACGAGCGTCGTCGCGCCATCCACCATCGTGGTATTGACCGTCACCGCGCTCTGCCACGTGCCGGCCGTGTGGAGGTAGAGCGACATCGACTCATACCACTTAAAGCCCCCCTGATAGCCGTAGCTACCCTCGCGGAAGGCATCCGAGATGTCTTCGCTCGGGTTGAAGCTGTTGGCGGTCGCCGACACCAGCGACGTCATGACGGACGGCGGAATGATCATCCCGCGCTTGCCGCCTGGGGGGCACGCGGACTCGATCAACTTCTGCCGAGCCGCGCCCGAGGTCGCCGCAAAAGTCGTCGGGGTGGTGCCTAGGATGCCGACAAACGTCGACGAGTGAATTGCGGCGTATTTGGCCGAGCGGGAATCCCAGGACTGGGCCATCTTCGCCGTGCGCGGCTCCAGATAGTCCTTCTTGAATCGTTCACGGCCGCGCACCACGTTCAGCGCGTATTCGACATCGTTCAATTCGAAGTCCGACCCGAACACCTGATTCATCGTGATCGTGGTCTCTTTGAGATCCACGGCTTCAGGCGTATAGGTCAGCCCTTCACGAATACCTGGCTGCTGCGGCAGCGGGACACGGATCTGTGCCCCGACGGGAAACTCTTTCTCGAAGTCTTCGTTGTTGTCGTGATTGAAAAACTGGTCAAGCACCAGCAGGTTGACGAGTCGGCGCACGCCGTCCATCGACAACCACGAGGTATTCTGAAACGCGTTGGTAGCCATGTATCATCTCCGGCCGCCTCTAATCGCTTGGAGTTCGCGTTCATTTTCCAAACGAATATAGCGACTCACGTCGTTGGACCGGATCGCGTCTTCGACCTCATCCCCAGGACCGGCGGTATGGCGTGCGCCAAGGGTCTGGATCGGATCAGGAGCGGACGAGACGGTCTTGCTGGGTGGAGTCGCTGGCGTGGAGGTGACGACAGACAACTGGGCTTCGATCTTGCCAAGGGCACGGGCAGCGGAGAGCGGCTCCATAGCAGCAATCGCCCGGCCCTCCGCCGGGTGTTCGCTGAAATAGTTGAGCAGGGCTCCACTGGAATCACTTTCAAAAAGCGCCCGCGCGAAGGCGGGTGTGACGGGAATATCGGTAATGGCCGCTTCGTTGAAGCCGGGCAGCGCTCGAGCATCCGCGAAGGCCTTGTCGATGCGTGCCTGTTCACGGGTGCGCTGGGCATGAATGGAGGCGTTCATCTGCGCCCGTTCCATCTCACGCTGTTGAATGAAGGCCGATTGGGCGTTTGAGGCGGCCTGATACGCATCCTCGAAGCCGGCCGCTTGCGCCTGCTCAATCGTCGGCCACGCCGGATCTTGCTGGTAATACTTCACCAGATCCAGATGGGTCAGCGCTTGCGTCTGAGGCGCGGCCTGCTGGACGGGCGCTTGCGTCTGCGGAGCGGGACGTCCTGATCTGAGTTCGGCCAGTTCGCGCTCAGCCTTGTCGGCGCGTTCTGTGGCGAGGCGCTTCTGCTCAG